GGCCCCTGAAAGTGTCTCTATAGTGTAAGCAATCAACTCAAATGGACGATTTCGACGATCTTTCAATCGAAGAGTTCTCTCACTTTGACTTTGTTGAAGAAATGAGTGAATCTATTGATGCTGAAGAAAAGTTTAATGTCAACGATTACATCAACGGAAACTACGATTACTAATGAAAACTGTTAAAATCTTCGGCATTTATCACACCTACGTTACAAACAAAACTTACCTGAAATGACTCCTTCAACTTATGCTTTTAATGGTGATGGTGTCACCTTTCTTGGACTGATTGGTGTTGTCTCAACCGCAATCATTCTTGTTACAATCTTTCGCTCATTCTACAACTCACCTCTTAACAAATGAAACCTGCTGAAATCATTTATCAACTGCGCGAACTAAATGTTGCTTGGCGCAAACAAAACTTTCAATATACAAAGGAGCAACAAGCACTTTATGATCGTTTAGCACAACTTCGTCGTGAGCGTGTGAGTTACTTTTATGCTAATGATCTAGTGTTTAAGGGAAGTCGTGCTGCTTATGATAAAGAATTGGCAGAAGAAGCAGCAGAAGCAGCAAAGGTAGCTGCAGAAGTAGCAGCATCTGAAGAATACTAACCAGTTTCTTAACTGTCCACCCTCTCCACCATTCTGGATGGAGGGGGTTTATAGTATAAAGAGATAAATAAAAAGAAACCACCTTGTTTCTGATGAAGACGTTCTCTCAATTCTGTAATGAAGCATACGATGCTGCTGTTATGTCAGGCAGCCAAATCCGTCGTCAAGGTGAAGGTGGAAGAGTTGGAACTCTGAGAAAAAAATCAACACCAGAAATTCGCAGAACAAAAAGATTAGCTGGTGGACAAAGCAGACCATCATCATATAAATCAAGAGCAGATATTGGTACACAAAAGTCTGCATCTGACAGAGTACAGCAACCAACACAAGAGCGTGGTTCTGCTGCACTCTCACCCAAAGAAGCACAACGCAAGGCATACCTAGAGCGTAAAGCTAGAGAAGCAGGTGGTACTGCAAAACCAAAAGAATTGGAGAAGCAAGCAACTAAACTGCTTGCCAAGAAAGCAGCACCAAAGGCAAAAGGACCAGCAAAAGATGATAGATTTTCAAGTTCAAGAAATCCTGAAGATCACATGGTTAGGGGAAAATATACTAAACTTGAAAAGAAACAAATGGTAAGAGCTGGCAAGAGATTGCATAGAGATCTTGCGAAGGGTGTTGATAAACCAGCAAGTCATTATAAACCATAACTGGGCCCCTGAAAGTGTCTCAGTAGTATGAGCACTAACCAAATGACCAACTTTGTTATCGACCAACCCAGAATGATCAATGGTAAGGAATACTTAGTCACCACTGTGAATGGTTTTGATCGCGTTCAAATCAATAACAAACTGCACGACATTGGTGAGGTAATTCTTAACCTCAAGATGGAGCAAGATCGTCTTGTTCAGATGCGTAACTTGATTGATAGGCAGCACGAAGAAACTGATGATTTGTTTAACGAATTGTTTGGTGCCTGATACACTTCACCAGCACCCTCTACAATCGCCTGTAACACTATGGAAACTGTGAATGTACCTCTCACTACCCTTGAAACTCTAATTGAGGGTCTTGAAAGTGCTGTGAATGTATGCTATACTGCACCCAGCAATCCTAATGCGGAAGGTTATCCTTATGCTACTGGATATTCACGTGCTGCAATGCAACAAACCATCAAAACTCTTGAAGCACTGAAGACGCAAGCACAGTAGTAACTGGGCCCCTGAAAGTGTCCCTATAGTATGAGCACAACCCTTATGAGCATTCAACTCCGTCCTAATCAACAACGTGCTGATGTTGCTATGCAAAAGTATAGCAAAGGTCAGGTCATCGTGCCTACTGGCGGTGGCAAGACTCTGAACATGATCCACGATACTATTCGTGAGTTTCTGTCTCAAACTGCAAAGACCATTGTTGTAGTCTGCCCTCGCATTTTGCTTGCTGAGCAACTCTCTAGTGAGTTTCTTGAGTGTATCACCAATGCTTCTGTGTTTCACGTTCACAGTGGCGAAACCCATCACCAATCTTCTACTCGCCCTGGTGAGATTAAGCAGTGGGTGAGTGATACTCAAGGACACAAACTGATCTTCACTACCTATCACTCACTGTCTCGTCTTCAGAAGGCAGAGATTGATGTGGATACGATCTACTTTGATGAGGCACATAACTCTGTTCAGCGTCACTTCTATCCTGCAACAGAACACTATGCTGCCAATGCTAATCGTTGCTACTTCTTCACAGCTACGCCCAAGCATTCTCTCACTCCGACTAAACCAGGCATGAATAATGCACGGGTTTATGGTCAGGTGATCATCAATGTTCCTGCTCCTGAGTTAGTTGCTGGTGGTTTTATTGTGCCTCCTAAAGTACACGTTAAGCAACTTCCTATGGTGAAGGGTAAGCAGGTTGTTTTTGATCGTGATGCAGAGAATCTGCTGGAAACGATTGATGAGCACAATGTCGGTAAGATTTTGATCTGTGCGAAGGCAACCAAGCAAATCGTTGGTTTGGTATCAGAAACTGATTTCTGCTCCGAACTCAATCAACGTGGTTACTCTTGGATGTACATTACTGCCAAGACTGGCCCTGTCATTGATGGCAAGAAAGTCAATCGTGAGGTATTCTTTGACACCCTAAGTGCATGGGGCAAGGATAACTCCAAGAAGTTTGTTGTGTTGCATCATAGCATTCTATCTGAGGGCATCAACGTATCAGGATTGGAAGCAGTGCTGTTTATGCGCTCCATGGATTTTATTTCCGTTTCGCAGACTATCGGTCGCGTGATTCGTTTGCATCACGATGATGCAAGGGGTCTTGCCGAGGGTAAGATTGTTCCTGGAGCTGTTGATACCTACACCAAATCTTTTGGTCTGGTATGTATACCAGTTTATACAAAAGTTGGAATTACAACTGCTAAAACTGTTCAGGCAGTTGTTGACACGATATTCAACAAAGGTGAACCAGCAATATCTGTAGTTAGGAGGTGATTAAAGGTCTATAATGTATAAATAATAGTGTGTGATTTATTATAGTCCTATGCCTTATAAAGACCCGATAGAGAAAGCTGAGTATATGAAAAAATACCAGCAAGATAACAAAGAAAAGGTGAATGAGCATAACCGCCTTTCAAGAGAAAAGACCGACAGAGCATCCAAAGACCGAGAAAGATATGCCACTGATGAAGAATACAGAGAAAAAGTTCTTTCAAAAAATAGAGAACTTGCAAAAAAGCATAGGGCACAGAGAACAGAAACTCAACGATTGAGAAGACAAGAAAGACGCAAAGTTCTTTTGGAACATTTGGGTGGAAAATGTGTTGGATGTGGTATAACTGAAAATCTTCAGTTTGACCATCTGGATAGAACACAAAAGTCATTTAATATAGGTAAAGCACTTGACCACTCTCTTGAAAAACTTATACCCGAAGTTGAAAAATGTCAGTTGCTGTGCTATGATTGCCATGAACTCAAGTCTCTCATCAACCACGACAAAGATAGGTTGGCAGAAGGATACCGAGTCTCTAAAGTGGATAGGTTAGGTGACAAAATTATTGTGACTTTAGAACCTGCTATCTCCGTGGTCACACGATAAGTCTCACTGAGAACCCAGTCCACCACTGGGTTCAAAACGTGTTTTTTTGAAGATTTTACTGCAAACGACCTACAGGTCATCCAGTGCAACCAAATCACCGATTTTTTCCAAAGTATAGCAAATGAAAGAAGGATTTACAGTCGGAAAGGATTTAGCATATGCAGCTATTCCGTATGGTCCAGGTGGAAACTCTGGATACATCATCATACACAATGGGCAGCAACTTGAGAGAGTGTGTAGGACTGAAAGTTCTGCACGGAAGTATATTGAAGAGCACAAGAAGAGTACATCAAAGGGTAAACTTCCAGTTGATTGATACTGGGCCCCTGAAAGTGTCCTTATAGTAGATACCCACACCAAATGTCTTACCTAGAAGAAAATCTACTCCCTTTGATTTTGACGATCAAACCAAAGAAAACACAATCTCATATTCTTTCTGCACTAGGTCTTTCTGGACGTGTTTCTACACAATCAATTTTGATTGCATTTGGTGAACGTATTGAAAAATTTTGGAATCTTGTTATCAGTGATAGCTTGATTGCTCAAAATCTTATTGAAGAGAGTAATTTGATTGATGTAAATGGTTGCACTCGTCAGATTGATCATTTATTTGAGGCATTATGCAAAACTTGGTATCTTGAAAGTAAATGCAATCTCAATTTTGATAGTGAGAAAATTCGTGCATCTAATGCAAAAATTGAGGATATTACTCTCACTGTTGGTGGTAATGTAAATTCTGGATATTTTGTTCCTGTTGTTGCAGAAGTTAGCAAGAAAGAGAAAACCAAGTATAATAACAAGGGCGTGGAAGTTTATGGTGTGAATTGGATGATTGAAAAAATCAATGCACCTTTCACCTCTGAAGAGTATTTCACTTTCCTTCGTGAGGTTGTTGCACCTGTTCTTGTAGAAATGGGTCTTTGATGCTATAATTAGTAAGTAACTGATTGAGTACCTATGAAACCAATCGTTTGTTTAAAACCTTTAATAAAATATCAAGGGGGCAAGAGTAAGGAACTTCCCCTGATTAAACAACTACTGCCATCACAATTTACAAGAGTTGTTGAACCTTTTTGTGGTGGAGCTGCAGTGTCATTTGGTCTAGGCTATCCTGCTTTGATGAGTGACATCAACCGTGATGTGATTAACCTCTACTCTGTAGTTGCAAATGAGGATCTGTACCCTCAACTACAACTCAGAGTAGAGTATATCAAAGGTCTGGAGCACGATGATCTTGAGCAAGAGTTTTATGCTGCTCGGGAAGTAATCAATCAATCATGGGATTGTGTAGATCAACTGGAAAGAGCACTAGCATACATTATTGTGCGACAGTTGTGCTTCTCTGGAATGGAGAGATACAATTCCAAAGGTGAGTTTAATGTTCCCTTCGGACACTATAAACGATTTTCGTGCAATCTGTCACCTGATCATCACGAATACCTAAAGAAGAAATGTATATTTCGGTATGGAAGCTTCGTTGATTTGTTTGAGCAGATCAATGCAGATGATTTTGTGTTCATTGATCCTCCGTATCTTGAGCGACTTGGATATACTGAGGGTGATGGTGGTTTGAAACTACATGAAGACCTTTTGAGTTGTCTCAAGGCAACAAAAGGGCAGTGGATGATTATACATTCTGATCATGAGTTTTATCGTGAGAGTTACAAAGACTTTAACATTATTGAGAAAGACTTTGCCTATGCTCAACGATTTGGTAAGGATAAAGATCATTCAGGTGCAAAAGTCAAGCATCTATACATCACAAACTATGATGTTGATTGATAGTAATTGGGCCCCTGAAAGTGTCCCAGTAGTGTGAGCAGTGCTCACAACTCACTTTCAAATTGTTTATGTCCCAAACCAAAAAGATTGCTCCAGAACCTCTTTTGACCTGGAATGATTATGCCGAAGACATTAAAGTTCGTTGGCAGATTCATGAGTATGAGTTTGCTAAGTTCGGTGAAGATGTAAGGAAAGCAGTTAAGTTCTGTGCTCCTTATGTGAAGCAAGCAGTAAATTATTCTGTGTCTAAGTATCAACAACTGATTGCCTCTCGTGTGGCAGTTTGAAGACTGATACAGTAGGGGTTGCGAAACCCCTTTTTTTCTGTCATACTATACTCATGCAAAACAAACATCTCGAACATCCTGAAGACCAAATCTTGACTGGTGATCTATCAGTTCTGAACTGGTTTAGCGATCCACAATCTACCATCAGCGTCAAGATTGATGGTGCTCCAGCTGTAGTCTTTGGCACAGATCCTGAGACTGGTAAGTTTTTTGTGGGCACCAAAAGTGTATTCAACAAGAAAAAGATCAAGGTAAACTATTGTGTTGAAGACATATTGCGTAATCACGGCAACACTATTCGGGTTGCAGAGATTCTTATTGCCTGCCTCAATAACTTGCCCCGAATTGATGGTATCGTACAGGGTGACTTCATCGGTTATGGCGGGAGTGACACTTATCGCCCCAACACTATCACTTACAAGTTTCCAGATTGTGTAGAGGAAGCAATCATCTTTGCTCCTCATACTTCTTACTCTGGTGCAAATCTTCGTGAGTGTGTTGCATCGTTTGGTGCAGATGTTCCTGAGTGTGAGAATGTGAAGTGGGTAAAACCTGCTGCATCTATCAACCCTTATCGCGAAGATATTGGTGATATGTGTAACTTTGCCCGTCAAATGTCTACGCTTTGTGAGTTTGTTTCTGATAGGAAGGCATTACAAATCAAAAAAGAGATAAATGCCTGCATTCGTGAGCAAAGAGATGTAGAGGAGAATGAGATTGCCGAAAAATGTGATTGTGATGTCAACCTGATACGGCTTTGGAAGTTGGTTGCATCAATCAAGCAAGATCTGTTCTGCTTCATTGATAGTGACGTTGATATTGAATGCTACATCAACGGCAAGAGAAGTGATCACGAAGGTTATGTGCTCACCAATCAATATGGTACGCACAAGATAGTTGATCGTGAGGTATTTTCCCAACAAAACTTTACACTGGAGAAGAGTTGGTGATAGTCACTGGGCCCCTGAAAGTGTCCCTATAGTATGAACACAACTCAAATGCAAGTCCAAGCACAACAAACCATCGCAGATAGCGTTCTCAAGAATACCTACCTGCTGATTGAAGCACTCAAAGATAATTATCGTCAATATGCTATCCGTGGACATCAACGTAGCATTGCAATTTATGGTACTCAAGTTGATTATCATCAACAGAGGATTGATGAACTGAAAGCAGGTGATTGTTCCATTGATTATCAGGTAGAAACTGGCAAAAAGTATCACAAAGTCATCTTTATTGATGGTGGTGGTTCTCGCTCTGTTCATGCCTTCATTGATAAGCAGACTGGTGAAGTTTATAAGTCTGCCAGTTGGAAGTCTCCTGCCAAAGGTGTTCGCTATGATCTGCGATTGATTGCTGATCGTGAATATCTTCTGCAAAATGCTGATTGGTCTGGTGGTTATTTGTATGCTCGCTAATGCCTACTGGGCCCCTGAAAGTGTCCCTATAGTATGAACACAACTCAAATGGATCAAGTCTACTCCTACCACACAGATTGGAAGGAAGGTAAAGTTAATCAGATGTGGATTCAACAACTAGGTGATGCTGACTGCGGCAATCTCTATGTTGCGATTGCATACAACCCTCACAAAGATGTGTCGATGGTGATGTCGAAACCCCGCACATCCTATTACGAAACTCTACAATGGGTTCGCAAGTTCTGTGGTTCTTTCTCTATTCTTCCCTGATGATTTATGAACTTTATTGGTAATTGCGTCAATTCTTTTGATGAGTTTGGAGATTGCATTCTTCCCCAACTTCCCTTCTCAAATGTCACCGAGTTCGCACAACTTGTGGAAGAAAGTGATAATGTAGAGATTGGAGATTTCATTATTCAGTATAACCAGGAAACTGACATTCATTCATTCTTTTTCAAATGACACACTACAATCCCTACGTTCAAAACCTAATCGAGATGGGTTATGATGAACAAGACTGCCGCAATGTTGCAGCGGTTGGTGACATCAACGTTACCTATCCAAGAACAATCTATGGTCGCACATTTGCAACCGAAACTGAATACAACGATGCAGTTGCTGAGTTTATCAACGGTCTCTAATGGAAGCACTCATCGCATCACTTTATCGTATGTTCTACGATAACTCTCAGAAAGGATATTATCATGCCATTTCAGCTGTCATGTCCAGTTATGATCACTACAACGATGGTTCTGATTACTGATGACAACTGGGCCCCTGAAAGTGTCCCTATAGTATGAACACAACTCAAATGATCAAAGACTTCTTTACCGACCAAGAATGGGATGCTATCTATGATGCACTCACCGAATATCGTGAGTGTGTTGATGATGAAAGTGTAGAGAGTGCCTATTCTAAAGTTGCTGCACTTTTTCAAACAAAATGACACAAACATTCTTTGTTCGCTTTGTATCTGATGCACTCAATTCTCCTGAGTATATCGGTCCCTTCCCTTCTGAGATTGCTGCTAATGACTATGCCGATGATCGTAACAGTTCATTAGCACTGTCTGGCATTCCTTCATCCGTTGCATCTTACTCTGTAGAATAACATTATGAACCGCACACTTTCACAAGTCAAAGAGTTTTTAGAACTTCTGATTGAGCAACAAGGAGCAAACGCATCTTGTGCTGCTCTCATCTTCACTAAAGAGGATGTATTTACGATGGATGAGAATGGTAATGAGGTCTATTATAGTGAGGAAATTACTAACAACGTATTGAATGATTTGGATGAAACCGAATGGGTTTTACAAAAAGGAATTGATTGTATTGAAGATTACATTGAAGATTACACAAAATGACATCAACTGTTTTTGTTAAGTTCTCTTATGAGGACAGAGTTTCAGAAGAAGTTCCTATTCAAGTTGAGTTAGATCTATCAAAGAACTCTAATCGCAAAAAGTTACTCAATCGACTGCTAAAGTCTAATCCTAACATCACTGAAGTTTCCCTCATCAAATGACAACTGAACAATTCTTGATTGATTCTCTTTCTGATACATTTGCTCGTCGTTGTGATGAACTGATTGCACAAGATAAACTATCAGATGCTCATTCAATCTATGAAGAATGGGTTGTGAATGGAGTTGATCCTGAAGGTGAAGAATATGAGTGGCAATTTATTACCAATCTCACAACTCAAGAATAACAACTGGGCCCCTGAAAGTGTCCCTATAGTATGAACACAACTCAAATGACTATGAAGTTTCAAATCACCGGAATTGAATTTGACCTGAATGATGATTATGATTGTGGTGAGGATATTGATA